ATATGGGCGATCAAGATGTTTGGGGTTTAATATTTCCGGGTGTTGCAACGTATAGGAGGAAGATTTGGAATTTTAATATCATGAATCCGTTAGTTCAGGCAATATCAGGACAACAGCGGATGACAAGGAAAAGCACTGCAATTATACCGATAAATTCTGACAATCAAAATACTGCTGATCTGATGACGAAATGCATTTATCACAATCATAAGCATGGATTTTATCAAACATTTTCCGATGCATTTGAGCTTGGGGCATTAGTTCAAGGTCTTGGATTTATGTATTTGTATGCTGATTATAGTGACGACCCGATTTCACCCAATCCGAAATGGCGTTATATTGATCTCAAATCATGCCTTTTCGATCCATATTTTCGTCGTCATGATATGAGCGATGCAAGATTTTGGTGGATGCGGACTTTTTTTGACCGTCAAGAAGCTGCATTATTATACCCGAATTTTGCTGACAATATATTATCTTTGCCTAAAGGGACGTATCGAGACGATAAATTTTATTACATGCCTGAAGTCTATCAAATACAGTTTCCGAATTTAATCGCAGTCGATGAATATTGGTATCAATCAAATCGAAAAGCTAAATTTCTTGTGGATAAATCATCCGAAGAGACAAAAGAATTTAAAGGATCGGATGAAATTTTGAAAGATATTATGAAGAAATTTGGCGATAATTTGGCGGTGATTACCAAGACTATACCGACCGTGAGAAGAGCAATTATGTTAAATGATCGCGTGATGGTTGATGAGCCAAATCCATATGGACTAGATGTATATCCTGTCGTGCCGATGTTGGGGTATTTTACCGCTGATACTCCATATTATGCTTACAAATTTCGAGGGGTTTGCCGCGATTTACGTGATCCACAATATCTATTTAACCGATTGAAAGTCAGCAACTTAGAAATTCTTGATTCGCAACAACAGGGGCTAAAAGTCATAAAAGGAAGTTTAGTAACACCGGATGACTCGTTAAATTCTGGACATGGTAGAGTACTTTGGGTCAACCCGGATCATACATTAGATGATGTTCAACCCATGCCAATTGTACCGCCATCTCCGGTGATGCTCGAAATGGAAGAAAAACTTAAAGATGTAATTTACAGAATTGTTGGTATAGATCCTGCTGCGATGGGCATGGAAGTTGATGACAAAGCTGGTATAATATCGATGATGCGACAAGCGGCGACAGCACGGAATTTGACAAAATTATTTGATCAGGCGGATGAATCGCAAAGATTATGTGGCAAAATTGAAATGGAGTTTATCCAAAAGAATTGGACATACGGTAAAGTTCAGCAAATCACAGGAGAACTGCCGACGGCTGAATTTGACAACAAATTATTTGAAAAATATGGTTCAAAAGTCATTCAGGCACCACTCACAGAGACACAACAGCAACTTGAGTTAGCACAATTACTACATATACAGCAATTATATCCAGATTTGATGCCGGCGGATGAGATCATTGATGCGATGACGATCCAAAATAAAGATCGTATAAAAGAAAAAATTGCGCAGGCGCAGCAGCAAAAGCAGCAAAAAGAAGAAGAAGTCGCGAATCTAGAAAAACAGCGAATACAAACAGACAACATGACAAAAATTGCTTACGCACATTCTCAAGAAGGATTAGCGGCTGAACGAACAGCAAAAATCAAATCTGATATAGCAGTTGCGCATGATAAAATCCGCAAATCGCATGAATATGACACAAATAGTATACTCAATATAGTCAAAGCGCTGAAAGAATTGCAGGGAGTAGATATAAATGCCCTCTTGAGTATGTCAGGAGCGCTTGAAGAATTAAGTGGAGTAGCAAATCCAGAATCGGAAAATATCGATGAAGCACTTGCGCCACCAGAACAACCTGAAAATCAAGACTATGAGAATCCTGAGAATTTAGCAGATATACTCAAAGCTCGTGAAAATATGCCAAGTATGGAAAACATAGAAAGTCAAAATATGGAGCCAGCACAAATCGGCGCTGGAATGTAAGAATGATTTGCATCAAATCAAAATTTTTTTTAAGATAAAGATAAAAAGGAGGAAATTATGGAAGAAAATTTAGGAAAAGCAGGATATGAGCAAGGTAACATGAAGCCACATGTAGAAGATTATCAACTGCCAAAAGATGCATATTCACAAATGGCGTATGGGAATACATTAAATTACATTAGTAGACAAGACGAAAGTCAAAAAAAAGCTGCAAAGCAAATTAAAAATCAAGCATACAAAGGGAGATATAGTTGATGGCAAAAAAAAATCCCTCTTTGAAACTTCCGAAACATTGTACTGTAGATATGTCAGCGCAATATACATATAAATTTAAGCCTACGATGCAAAAAATTGGAGAAGAAATTGTGGAAACGATTAAGCGACAAGATGGGCAAACGATGAAATATGTTACACCTGAGCAATAAATGCAAAGTCGATTTGATCATACACGTGAGCCGGTTGGAAAAATATATCGAGATGCACAAATATACGGCGAAAAACGGGTAGAAATTGGTGATTTATCACGTGAAATGACAAAAAGTTTAGTCAATGATTTGAATGATGCTATCAGGATTGGTCGAAAAGAATTTGAGGGTCGACAATTTTATATAACAGTCGCTGAGAAAAGAGATCTAATGATGAAAAATGCATTCATCAGACGACTGATAAAGACAAAATATCGCCCTTATCCTGAGGCAAATACAATAGTGTTCAAACATGTGCCCAATACCGACTCGACATATTTTTGTTGGGAGTTGCCTGAACGACATCACATGAAAAATATGCTTGCATGTCCCGAAATTTTTGATCCTCAAACACTTCAGAAACTCAAAGATTGGGAAAGATTCCGACTTGAAAAGTTTGGATTTATCTGCACAGAAAATCATTCTTGGAAAGAAGATCCACTGTATGTTGGAGATACGTTGATATCACACAAAGAGACTCCACGAATTTCTGTTGTTTCAGAATCTAAGCATATTGAGTGTTGAAAAGAATTGAATGGTGTGCGATACTGAAGTTCTATGGTGGCCTGCAATCCACATAGTAAATTCATGGGATCTTAACCTCCTTTGAATTAGCGTCATGTTGACTCCGTTTTAGGTCACAGGAGTGTCGTTATCCTGTGACCTATTTATCTTTATTCAATCCATCTGAATAGAGATACACTTCACCTCGATCTACCTTCCCAACGGGTTGTCGAGGTGTTTTTTTTCAATTCAAAGACATAGCAAGGATTTTTGCTAGCTAACCTCCGCATAATCTCCTGACGAGCGATTTTTTGGTTTTTTGTTTATCAACATCATCTTGTTGTTTACCGTGTTGTTCAATAAGGCGGAAAAAAGTTTTGGGTTTTACCAAGACTCTCCTTCTTATCGTTAAGAAGGCATCTGTCAAGTGATAATCTTTTGAACGTTGCCTATATGCCCTCATGGCCGGCTCAGATGGCCAGCTATAGGTCTGACAAAATGTTTTGATTGTTATGGGGATATCGAGATTACCTTGCTCTACTATGTTCATGGCATCACTCCTTTCACATATGGTGATTTATGTTGGGATGAGCTAAGTATAACTTTTCAACATATTTCTTTAATAGTCAGAACGCGCTATAGGAATGGGTCGGCATCATTAATTTTGACAATATTTCACAAATATATCGCTTGAATGTGCACTTTACCTGTTGACAAAAGTGTTACGAAAATGATACACTCAAGAAAAAAAAGGAGAATATATGCCTACGCTAAATCCTAGAATTAATGTTACATTTAATCACAGCGATGCGGAAGTTCTGAAGTTGATATGTCACAAGAAGAACATCAGCATGTCAAGTTTAGTGCGTAAAGTGATTGAAAAATGGCTAGAAGATTATGAAGATATGCAGTTAGCAAAGATTGCGGAAGATGCTGAAAAGAAATGGATTGAAGATGGAAGTAAAACATATACAATAGAGGAAATATGTCAGGAATTAGATATAGAATTGAATTCACCGAAAATTCAAAAGAAAATCTCTACAAATTCCCCAAAAACATACAACAAAGAATAATCAACGCAATCAATGAACGGCTGTCAATTGTTCCGGAAAGAGGCAAGCCACTTATGAGAGAATTCAAAAACCATCGAAGATTACGAATTGGTGATTATCGTGTTATTTATAAGATTATTGAGAAAAGAATAGTGGTTTTGATAGTTGAAATAGATCATAGAAAAGATATTTATTAAATTTTCGTATCATTCATATGCATATAGCTAGAGATTCCCTATTCATTTTCTTCCTTTAAATTTCTGCTAATCCTGCTAAATTTCTTTACGCTATGAGTTGAAGGTTACCATACTTTATGAGTTGAAGGTTACCATACTTTTATGGTCTCTCCGAGAGAAAACGTCCAAAAAAGTTGAACGATAACGATAGTGTTAGTTTAGCTTCGCGGTCTCCCTTATCGTTCAACTTTTTCGGACATTTTCTCTCGGGGAGACCATAAAAGTATGGTAACCTTCAACTCATAGCGTAAAGAAATTTAGCAGGATTAGCAGAATTAGCAGCAATTCTACTTTACCCGTGAAGTATCGTTGTGTAAAAATGACCAAAAAGTTCAAAAAAAAATTTTAGACTCATAGGGCTTGCGTCTTTTTTTTGTTTCTTTCTTTGGGGCACACGTTTTATTTCGATACGAACACTTATAGCATATAGTTTGCTTGCCGACAAAATCTGTAGGATCAAGATCGCGTTTGCACTGAGGACATTCCATATCAACTCAAATTTATAGTTTATGGTAGACAATAATAAATTTTTTTTTTATTGTCAAGGAGAATGCAACATGCATGGGCGTAACGTGTCTAGCCAACACAAAAGGAGAAAATTATGGATGAGAATGCAGCAAACAGCGAAGAACGTGAGGTAGCACCCACCGAGCAGTCTCAAGAAAATAATGAACAAGAAATTGAACAAGTTAGCAGAAATTCAGAATCACGAGAAGAAATTGAAGAGCGAAATTGGCGTGCGATGCGTCAAAAAAATGAAGATCTTCAGAGAAGATTAAAAAATTATGAAGATATGCATTTTAAAATGCTCGAAAAACAAGTGACTTCAAGCGCGGAAAAAAAAGAAGAAATTGATGAGTTCGATCAAATCGCCGATGATGACTATATTCCAAAGGGGAAGGTCGAAAAGCTGATTGAAAAAAGAGCTCAAAAATATGCTGAAGCAGTCGCTAAGCGACAAGTCGAGAGTTACTACGAACGACAACAGCAGGATCAATTTTTGACGCGTTTGAAGGCACAATTCTCGGATTTTGATGATGTTGTTAACACAGATACATTATCAATCTTAGAAACTCAGGAACCTGAATTAGCAAAGAGCATTATGGACCTAAAAGATCCATATAAAATTGGCGTTCATTCATATAAGTACATTAAAGCTATGCAATTGAGTAAAAATGTACATGATAATCGTCGAAAACAAGAGACGGAAAAAGCAATTAGAAAAAGTGAAAACAGCATACAATCTCCTGCAGCATTCGATAAGCGTCCGATGGCTCAAGCATTTCAGATGACAGAACAAATGAAATCTGATCTATATAAAGAAATGACAAATGCCGCAAAATTTGCAAGTTCAGTTCCTGAGATTTCGTAAATACGAAGAGGGACTATGAGTGTAAGTATATCTACATTACCGCCACAAATTCAGCAGCGGTATAATGCAAAACTTTTATCAACACCTGAGCGAAATTTGATTCATAATCTTTTCGCTACTCCGGTCGAACTTCCTGATAATCAGGGTTTTATTGATCGCCAATCGCGTTATGATCGATTGGATACCTTTGAAGTGCCACTCGATGATGCGCAAAATAATCCACCAGCTCAACAGCTTTCTCGTGTTGACGTAGATTGCCGCGTTAGAGTCTTTGCCACATATCTTATTCTTACGAGACAAGTTACGATCACTAACGAAGATCCTGTTCTCAATAGTGCAGCAGTAAGATTGGGACAAGCGTTGAGAGAAACACAAGATATTTTAAGTAGAGATAATCTCGAATCAACAAGCTCGATGATCAATTGTGTTGGTGGCAGTAAT